GAGAAAAAAACAAACCAGTCTAGCACAGATTAGCACAATCTGCCCTAGCTTACAGGCTTGCAAACTGCCCTTCCTACTTTCAAGTTGAAATTAGGAAGCACAATCTACAACCCTGTAATGGCCCTTCATACTATTACCCCAGCTGAGAGCGTTCTTGCTCAATTTTCTTCAGAGGAAGCTAGCCGTATTGGATCTTCTGCTATCGCTAACTTTTCAAGGCTTGAGGCTGATAATCATAACCTGTTTCACTATCACTTGCCAGCCTATGCCAAGAAGAAATTGTCTGCAAGAGGCTTTTATCTCTCACCTTTTTCCTATGAGACTCATAGTCATCCTGTGAGCAAAACCATTGAGTCCCATTTAATTAATATTAAGCTGCCTAATTATATTAGTGAAGATTTCTTAATTGTAGGCATTAAGGATAATAAATTGAGTGTTCTAAGAAAAGAAAAAAAATTAAGATTTTTAGAAGCTGTAAATAGATGTGTATCTTCCCATGATGTTCGACGTTATGGTCCCAGTTTTCACTTTGAGCAGGCCGAGTCCAACTGGAAAAACGACTTCTCTGATTTGAATTTAGCTCCTGGTGTGCAAAGTTTGCTTCCAAGAATTCTTTTTGATAAGGGTAAAACTCGAGATGCTCAAATCTTCCTCTATGATGAGCTGCACTATTGGAGTATGAAGGACATTGTGGATTTTCTTGAGATTTCTAGAGCAAAGACTGTCATTGGCTCTTTTGTCTTTCCCACTGAGGTCCTAGCTGGAACCTACAAGAGTTTAAACCCTTGGGCTTATGACTTTAAGATTAAAGGGGATAAGCTTATCCATGCGCCAGATGGGGTATGGGCTGAATCTTACGAACAGCCCCTTGCTGCTGGTCAGTTGCTTAAGTACAATAAAATTTTGACCAGACTTGGCCCTTATTCAGTTCAAGTTAGGGATTCCATCTTCAGCCATTGCCTTGTTATAATCAATCGTGATGATCTAATCACTGAAAACTACAGGGTTTACAGTGATTTTGATGCAATATCTATCAAGAGACTCAATTACCTTGGAGGCAATGCTGATGATGTAATTCCTGTGCGCTACGAGGTGATACTTTCAATATTCAAGTATATCAGAACCCTCAAAAAACCAGACCTTCAGTTGGGCATGGCAAAACACAGACAATTAGTTGATGACCCAACAGGGTTTGAGATCAGATTCATTGAGGATTTTGTGCAATTCATCCTAGAAAATCATGAGAGGTTCAACTTGATTGGCCAAAGTTTCTCCAACTTTCTGAGTGCTGCTTGTATCGAAAGATTGCCTGGCTACATGCAAAGGTTCTTCTCTTCTTTCAAAGGTTATAGTCTTGGTAGATTCATTGAAGAGATCGAATCTTTTAATTTCACAATTCGCTGCAAGACATATTCTAGATTTGGCTTTAAAGAGAGTTGGTCAGAACTTGAAGAAGAGGAGTGTAGCAAGCTTGATCCTTTTTTTTCTCAACTGTCCTTGAGAAGGGAGATGTCTTCTGACTATCCGACTTTCATTAATCAGGCTGTACTGTCCATTTTTTCTGAACCGCATCAAAACCTGATTAAGAGGCTAGTTACTTGTTTCATTGCAGCCTGGGTTGGTAAAACTGATGAGGGGTACTACACGTCCTTATTTTCTCTTAAGAAAAGCCTAAGTCAGAAGGGTCACAAGCTCTTTCTCCTCCATGATGATAAATACTCATCCTTGGTCATTCTTGCAAACTTAATGAACTCCTTTATTTTTAAGTTGAGCCTTAAGAATGAAGTTTCAAGGAGATTGAGATTGCGAGGAAGCATTCGTGGCCTCATTAGATGTGACTTGCCTATGGAGAACCCCGCAGATAAAATTCAAGGCAGGGTGATCAATAACTATGCCAAAGTTGTCAGTGAACTCTTGGCAATCTCAAATGAGGGAGCCATAACCTGTATACTTCTTGAAACTTCCTGGCTGAGCGAACAACTGCTAAATCTGACTAACCAATTCCTATCGCCATCAGCACAAAAGAAAAATGTGCAAAAACAAGAGGAGGTAATTAAGAAGGAGCAGAGTGAAATTAAAAAAAAAGAGGCTCAGAGGAAGAAAAGGGATCGTGAGGACTCAAAGGACAGCAAAAATGCCGAAGAGAAGGAAGAGGGTATCACTTTTAAAGACAAATCTAGCTTTGCTTCCTCCCAAATGGAAATGGATTCTTTAATTGATGGGAATTATTTGAAGCAGAGAGCTCTTCCCTGTGACACTTTCATATCCAGCATGATTAAGGTCGGTCCCTTTTCTGACTCTAATGTCATTGAATTTGTGCGCAATTTGAGCTTTGAGCAGGGCTTTCAACATTCTGGCAGAAAAGCTCTTTTCTTTTCAGAAGGGAACTTCAGTTATGGTTTTAATAGTGTGAAGTATGAATCCCACGGATGGCCAATTGTATTCAAGGAATTGTACGGGGATAGATTCAATTCATGCTTAGTTCAACATTACACCAAGGCGGCTACTCTTGGTCTACACAAGGATGATGAAGATTGTTATGAGAAGGATCATGAAGTGATGACCATTAATCTTTTTGGAAAAGCAACGTTGTTTTTCACTTCTGACAGTTCAGAAAAGATTGATAGAAATGATCCAAAAAAATTCATGGAAATTACCTTGTCTCACGGGGAATACATTCTTATGCCAAGGGGCTTTCAACAAAGCTACAAGCATGGTGTTAAGGATACTCAGGCTGGAAGAATTTCTTTAACATTTCGACTTCAATCCAGGGATCTGGCTGGTAAAAAGATTCCAACTCTTAACAACAGCAATCTCGAGCCTGATGATGATAATGAAGGGGGAAGTTATTACGAAGAGATGAATAAATGTTCAATCTCAGCAGCTCCTAGTTCCATGCAATGTAGCTTATCAACATTTCCTGTTAAAGCCGATGGTGATTGTTTTTGGCATGCAGTCTCTTCCATTTTTGGTCTTGAGGCTCTGGAGCTCAAACAAATTGTCAAGGAAAGAGCTGCTGCAGAAAACTGCATTGATGCTGTACATGCACAAGACTTCAAGAATGAAATGGAGGCCAAGGTTTACGCTTCAAACGCTTCAGTCACAGCAACCTGCTTTTTGATGAACATTAAGTTGGTTATAAAACTTGTGGGTCTTGATTGTGACAGCTGGGTCGTTGTGGAACCGCTAGCTTCTTCCAAAGAAAAAACAGCTTTGGGTTATCTCATCCTGAATCAGAAGAGCCATCACTTTGATCTTGCTGTGCCTAAAGAGGGTTGCGTGATTAGAGCTGTTAGTGAATTCCTTAAGCAGAATCCAACAAAAATTCTTAGTGTTCTTAGTGCCAATTGTTCTAAGGACTTACTGCATGAACTCATGAGTGGGTTAGGGATTCAAGAATTCTTTCTGGAGGAAATCTTCTCAGTTTTTGACATCAATGCTGAAGTTAGTGATGGGGAGAAAACAAGAAATCTAAATCCAAAGGGTTCCAGGTATGCAAAGTTTTTAGCTGAGCAAGGACACTTTTCTTATTGTCCAGGCACAAAGGTATCTTCAAATTTGGGTTCTTTTAAGGCTCCTAGTGGTGGTCAAATGATTCCAGACGACCAGTACGAAAATTTTTTAAGAGGGAATGCAAATGTGATCCCATTCACTCCATCTCTCCCTGCAGCGAAGAAATTGGCAAGTTCACTGCTTAGTGGGCAAACCGGAGTCATTAATTCAAAGATCATTTCCGGACAGTATGACTGGCTTGCTGATAGTAATAAATTGTGCTTTGATGAGAGAAAGGTGGGGACAATTGTTGGTACTTTTGGCTCAGGGAAAAGTCATAATGTAATTGAGCTCCTCAGACACAATCTTGGTTATCAGAACCTTGTTATCTCACCAAGGCGTAGCCTAAAGGAGCAATTCATAAGCATGCTAGACTTGGTAAAGGCAAGAAGTAAAGGAAAGAAAGCTTCAACTGAGGTGGTGACTTTTGAGGTGGCACTGAAGAAAAGCGGACTTTTGAAGAGAGTTAGAATTTTCCTTGATGAAGTGCAGCTCCTCCCCCCTGGGTATTTGGACCTAATCTGCCTGATCGCTGGTCCAACTGCTTCAATTTTAGTTATGGGTGATCCTGCTCAGAGCAGTTATGACTCAGCTGATGACAGAATGGCCTTTATTGGTGATAAAGGATGCTTAGATACTCTCCTGGAAGGCAAGAGATATGTTTATCTCAGTGAATCTAAGCGCTTCCGAAATCCAATGTTTCTTGGGCGCCTCCCATGCACTTTTGATTCTAGCAGGGTAACTTTGGAAAAAGAAGAGTATGCTGTCTTTGACAATTTTAAAGCTTTCAAGGGGGACTATCTTGCTCCAAAGATGAAAACCTTTTTAGTTAGTTCTTTTACTGAAAAAACTGTTGTCAAAGCCAACATGGGAAAGAATGTTTCAGTCTTCACTTTTGGTGAAAGTACAGGAATGAACTTTGATTATGTGTGTGTTCTTCTCACTCAAGATAGTATGCTGGTAGATGAGCGCAGATGGGTAGTTGCGCTCTCCAGAGCTAAAATGAACATCTCCTTTATCAATTTGTCCGGTTTGTCATTATCAGAATTTTGCACACAAATGGTTGGGGGGGTCGTGCACAAATTCTTCACAGGGACAGCCACCTTTAATGACTTGAGAGAGCTCCTGCCTGGAGAGCCAATCTTTTCAAAGAAATTTCAGAGGTTAGGGAATGATGAAGTTGATAGGGAAGCAAGGTTGTCTGGTGACCCATGGTTGAAAACAAAAATCTTTTTGGGTCAACGAAGTGTTCCCGTGTTGCATGAAAAAGTTGAGGATGAAGGGCTCAAGGAAATCAAAGTCAAAGTCCACTGTCCTGTTGGATCCATGGGTGGGCTCTTCTCTGAAATGCAATCAAAACTCAAAGCTAAAGAGGCCAGAGAACACCGTATTGACTCTATTGTTACTGAACAGTTTGCAGAGGTTCACAAGGGGAGGGGAAAGATTATGACAGCTGCTCCTGATAATTTTGAATCAATATACCCCAGACACAAATCTGGTGATACAGCCACATTTCTCATGGCTGCAAGAAAAAGATTGAAATTCTCTTTCCCGGCTAACGAGCGTCAGAAATACTTGGCAGCCATTCCCTGTGGAGATACCATGCTCAAGGTTTTTTTGGAGAAAGTGAAGTTGAAGCCAGCATTTGATCATCTCCTTTTTGATGAAGCAAGAAATGATTTCGAGGAGAAGAAACTTGGAAAGTCAATGGCCACACTTGAGAATCACAGCGGCAGGTCTGACCCAGACTGGGAGGTTGAAAAAGCACTTATCTTCATGAAAAGTCAATTGTGCACTAAATTTGACAACAGATATAGAGACGCAAAAGCCGGGCAGACCCTGGCGTGCTTCCACCACAACGTGCTCTGCAGATTGGCTCCATACGTGAGATACATTGAGAAAAAAGTGTTCAAAGCTTTGCCAAGGAATCTGTATATTCACTCTGGTAAAAATTTTGATGATCTGCAAGATTGGGTTATTCAAAACAATTTTGTTGGGACCTGCACTGAATCTGACTATGAGGCTTTTGACTCCTCACAGGATGCCAACATTCTGGCCTTTGAAGTTAGCCTGATGAATTACCTCAATTTACCAAGAGATCTTATTGAGGATTACAAGCACTTGAAGTTTAACACTCACTCCAAATTAGGGAGATTTGCAGTCATGAGATTCACAGGGGAAGCTGGAACTTTTCTGTTCAACACATTGGCCAACATGGTTTTCACTTTTATGAGGTATGAAACAAGTGGGCGCGAGTCAATATGCTTCGCTGGTGATGACATGTGCGCCAATAAGCTTTTGAGAAAGAAAGGGGATTTCGAACATGTTCTCAACAGAATGACTTTAAAAGCTAAGGTTCAATACACGACTGAACCCACTTTTTGCGGCTGGCGATTGGGGAGTTTTGGGATAGTTAAAAGACCTCAGCTTGTTCAGGAAAGGATACTCATTGCATTAGAGAAGGGAAACTTCATTGAATGTATTGATAACTATGCAATTGAAGTTTCCTACGCCTATAAATTAGGTGAGAGGCTGATCTCAATAATGTCTGAAAAAGAATTGGATGCACACTATTTTTGTGTGAGGACTTTCCTTCAAAACAAAAATTTGTTCAGATCGAATGCCCTTGATTATTTCTCTGAGAGTGGAAGTTGTTCCAGCCCTGACAGAAATTTCAGTTGATGGAAACTATTTACAGTAGGTTGTTAAATGCTAACTTTTCTAGAACTAGCTTTCCCATTAGCTTTCCTGTTGTTGTTCACGGTGTCCCTGGTTGCGGAAAATCAACTTTCATCAAGTCTTTACTTGATTGTGAGGAGTTTAGTGCTCAGTCTTACGGTGTTGTCAGACCCACAAATCTTGCTGGGCGTGGCGTTGAAAAAGCTTTACAACCTCTACAACCCGGATTCAACGTTCTTGACGAGTATTTGTCTGGACCTTCTTACGAGGGTTTTGATTTGCTTCTCTCCGACCCTTATCAGAATTTCCGCAAACCACTCACTGCTCATTTCATTAACAGCAATACTTATAGGTTTGGTGTTTCGGTTTGTCAATTCCTTAATAAATTAGGGTTTGAAATAAATTCTTGCAAAGAGGAAGACACTGAGCTCATTTTTGGCAAGGTTTTTGGTGGTGAAATTCGTGGTGAAATCATTTGTTTTGAGGCTGAAGTCGAAGAAATACTAAGAAAGCATTCAGCTAAGTTCCATCACCCCTGCAATCTAAGAGGGGCAGAATTTGATCACGTGACATTCATCACAGCTCATCAAGATTTGCAGGAGATAGTTGGACCTGATCTTTATGTTTCCCTCACTAGGGCGACCAAAAGTTTGACTATTCTGAGTCCATAAATGAGTTTAAGACCACCCACTGACTATTCTCGACCACTTTTATGTGCTGTAATTGGTGTGTCACTGGCTGTAATTTGTGCTACTTTCAAAGCTAGCTACTTGCCATCAGTCGGTGATAATTTGCACTCTTTGCCTCACGGAGGTTCGTACCGGGATGGCACAAAGGCAATAAATTACAATGGTCTGAATTGTGTTGGTGGAGCAAGCGTGAATTCCCAATTTCTTCCAAGCAAGATTGTCGCTTTCTCTTTTGTGTGTGTTATTAGTTTGCTTATATATGCGTGCAGTGGACCTACTCATAGGCCTATTAGTGTTCAGCATTACTGCGTACACCATAGGTCTATTTAACTTTAGTGGTAGCAATTCTTGTACAGTCATAATTACAGGAGAGAGGGCAGTTGTTACTGGTTGTGAAATAACTCCTGAGCTGAGCAATCTTCTTCTTCACTTGAAACCTCATTCACATAGCTTAGGTTTTTAGGCACTCCAATTTGAATATTATTTGAGTGTGTGTGAGCTTTCAAGTTTACTTAACATGGCAGATGAGTATGAATTGAATGATGATGGAACCTTTAAACTTGATGCTGCAAACAACAAGATCCCGAAGAAGAAGACGACTGGGCCAACCCCTCCACTTCCCAGGAATGAAGAGAGTCCTTCAAGAAAGAGCGATATTGAAATTCTCAGATCAAGAAGAAGGCGAATTAACTTCGATCCAAAGAATCCCACCTCAAGTCCTAGCAGAGAGTTTATCAGCAACATTCAGGAAAAGGACCCTACAACTCTCAACATTGCATCTGATGACACAGTTAAAGCAATTGCAGCCGATTGGGTTGAGCACCTCAAAGTGCCTGAGTCTGAAACGTTCAATTGCATTTTCGATGTTGTCTGGTACTGTTACCACAACAGCTCAAGTGACAAAACAAAATTCGTGGGCAGAGCCAAATGTAATGTCGAACTTGAGGAACTGGCAAGCACTATTAGGAGCTACTGCTCTTTACGTAGCTTTTGTTCTAAATACGCGCCAGTGATTTGGGATTTTGCAATTAGCAATGATATACCTCCAGCTAATTGGCAAAGGAGAAAGGTCATTGAGGGGGCAAAGTTCGCAGCTTTTGATTTCTTTGAAGCAGTAACCAGTGCAGCCGCTTTACAGCCTGTGGCTGGACTCATTAGGAATCCAACGGATAAAGAGATGATTGCCGGTGCATCTCTTAAAGAAATAAGCTTAATGAGAGATGAGATTCGTAGAGGGACGAGCTCAACATTAATGACTGAAGTAACTGGCGGCAGAACTGGCCAAGTTCAGCCCATCAAGCGCATTGGTGGTGATGAATGATAAACCTCTGCAAACCCAATCATCATGATTGGCCCGTCTTACAACACGGGGCGAAGCTAAAGTTGTATTATCCTGCAGTTTTAATTACTTTTCTGCTTTTCCAAATTTTAAATAAATTTAAAAAGATTCATGGCTTAACCTGAATCTGGCTATAGGGTTTTAATATATTTTCCTTCAGTTTTCTACGAGAG